GCGGCTGAAAATGTTGCATCATTAACACTACTTGATGCTAAACATCTTGAATTGCGTGAAAGAGTTGCAGTGGATAGGTTTGTCATTACGATGGGAACTGTTTGTAATATGAACATGACTCCAACTTCTAATGGTAATCGCATTTTGAATCTTACTGATTTGAATGCTGACTTCGATTATGACACTGATGGAATGACTACTTGTTGGGTTCCTTCTCACATTAACATTGACTTTGGCATTGGTTCCGAAGTTGTTGTAGTGGGTAGAACTTCTCAACGAGAAGGTGAAGACGGATATGAACCGGCTACAATCAACCTTTCGGGAATTTATATTACTGAAAGAAAGGGACAAGTAGAGGAAATTGGTGAGGCTAAAGAAGAAGACCTTGATTGGTTTTGATTGAGTAATACTCATTCCGTGTAAGTGTGGCGGTTGAATGACACTCGGATAGGTGCGAAGCCTATACTTAAAAAGGTGAAAAGATGATAATTAAAATGAATGAAATACTACTAGACCTCGAAGAGGTAGAAACAATAGAATGGAAAGAAGACGATGACGAATACGACAGATACAGTGTTCGGTTTCACATGAAAAGCGGTAAAATGTTCACACGCTTAGTGCATGAAAAACAACTAAAAATATTAAGTGAACAATTTAAGGAGGAAGAATAATGAGTTTGAAAGGAAAAGGAAAGGCGAGTAATCTCGTAAAGAATGCAAAAGAAGAAGATAACCTAACAGCGTTTGCTAATGCTAAGGCGAAAGCCTTTAATCAGCGAAAGCGACTGTTAGAGAATAATGCGGCATTTATGCTGTGTGGAATTAGTGGAGACCCCGGAACTGGAAAGACCGGAATAGCAATTGATTGTAGAACTGATGAAGAAAAAGAAACCCATTGGGTTTTTATTCTCGACTTTGATGAAGGTGCAGAACCAACATGGAGGCAACATTGGTCGAGTGATGATAAAGTTTTCATCTATAATCCCCATGTCTATAAAGAAGATATGACAGTGGATTATTTGGCTACTGCTGACATGGCTCGTTTCTTTATGGGAATGGTTAAAGAAGCAATTGAATCAAAGAAGATTGAATTTGGTGAAGAAGTTATTGAAGTTGAAGGTGTAAAGGCTATTGTTTTCGATGGTCTTGATACTTGGCTTGATACAACAAATATGATTGCACGACAAAATCACATTAAAGGTGGAGACCCTCGTTTGGCTGATAAAGTTAAAATGGTTCCGACTCAGTGGTTTGCTCGAACCCAAGAATATCAAAGGCTTTTCAAAGCCGCTTGTCAATTGGAATGCCACAAGTTTTTCATTACACATATGAAAGAAGTGCATGATGGGTTTGAAGTAGTTGGACAAAAGCCTGATTGGGAAAAGTCTACTACTGCAAAGTTGTTTCAACACATTCACACATACCGTGAAGAAAGAAACAATACAACAAAATTACACGCTAAGGTGCTCAAGTCAAAGACCAATGCAAACAACGAGGGTCAAACCTTTATGTTGTTTGAAAACAACAAAGGTAAAGTTACTTGGAATGGTATGACACCAATCAAGGAAAACGACCTTTAAGTGTAATTGGTTTTTGTTATAGGGGTGCTGTTATGTTATGTTATATTATGGAGGAATTTAAATGAAATTTAGAATGAATGGAAAAGAATTGAAAGAAGCAATAAATATTTGTAGACTACGAGGTAAATACAATGAAGGCATGGGGAATAAGAATAGTATTCTTTCCGACGATATTTTTATCGAAGTGGAAGATAATGTTGTATATATCCAAAATGCCAACAATTATACTTATGTAGTTTATAGATATACAGATGAAGAGGCTCAAAGCGGTATGGTTAGTTTATCAGGTTCAACACTTGAGAAATATCTTACTGATACCGAAGTAGTCTTTATGAGCGATGAAGGTAGAATACAAGTGGCTTCAGGTAATAGTGTAGTAACTTTACCTGTATTGGGTAGGCATAATGATTTAAATGTCATATACCGCCTTAAGTCTAAACTTAGAAATCTCGACAGAAGAACAATCAAAAGAATGTTTAGAAACGAAGAAGATATTATGGTGACTGATACTTTGTCCTTGAAAACTCTACTTGATGTAGAGTCAGACGAATTATCAGAGGCTATGGCTATCGCTGAGAAAGTTGGTAATTCTATTTACAGAATGGAATGGAATGGTGAGAAATTGATTATAGGTTCGAGTAAAAATATTGAAAGTGTTAAAACTGAAATAGATGCTATTGGTGGAAAGAGAAAGGCTACGGTTGAAATCTCTTTACCTATTGCCAATATTATCAGTAAAGAACCAGAGGTAGTTATATTATATGATGACGAAAGACCTGTTATCTTTGCCAATGAAAAGATTACGGTGTTAAGAGCACCACGAGTGGGGAATTAAAATGGATGAAATAATAGATACAGTAAGATTATTAGATGCGAGAATACAACAATTATTACAAAGTAAGAATATGGATGAAGGACAGTTTCTTAGAATGTATGCTAAGAGTAAGTCTGTTCAAATTGCATTTGCTATGGGTAGTCGTAGTATGGCTACAAAGATGGCCGATAGTATATTAAAACAAATGGAGGAAGAAGAATGAGCAATAAGAGAAATAACACAGACCAATATCCAAAACCTGTTCAAATAATAATAGATAAAGAATTGATGAAAGTTCTCCCCTCAATACTAAGTGCGTGGAAAAGAGTGCAAAATCAAGTTAGGATTCACCATAGGGTGCATTATATCGAACCTTCTGTTTGGAATGATAACGAACTTGCAGATTGGATTATACAAGAAATAGAATTGGGTGAGAAGAATGAGAGCAGATGAAGCAAGAAAGACAGTTGAAGAAACAGAACAATACCAAGAGGAAGAAAGATTAATTATCGAAGAAGGTGAACGCTGTATAAAAAGGGCCATAAAAGATGGAAGAATGAAATGTAGTTCAGGACTTCACTTTCAGAATCAACATCATTGGGATTCTATTATTAGATACTGGAAGGGTTTAGGTTACAAGATAGAATGGAATATTGGAGGGGGCTACAATCCTTCTCGATACCCAAGCGGTTTAAGTTGGTGAAGAAGAATGAGTAAATACGAAGAACAGGTAATTAAAAAGATTCGTGAAAGAGCCGAAGTGGGTAAGAATAAATACGGCGTTACAATGGAACGCACTGATTTAAACACACTTGAATGGCTTGTTCATTTACAAGAAGAACTAATGGATGCGGCTGTATATGTTGAAAGACTAATGAGAGACTTTGAGAGATTGAAGTTAGCCGCTAAATATGGTGAAGAATTTGCAGACTTAATGGAGGAAGTTTAATGAAAATTAATATTAACGGACACATTGAAGTCGGTGAGGAATGGGAAGATACTAATTATTTGCGAGAGCATTTAGAGTATTTGTTTATGGAATACCTTCAAGGTGAAGGAATAAGTTTTAAGATTAATGAATGGATAGTGATTGATAATGATAATAGACACAATGGGGAGTAAGATACATCTAAGATGGAGAGAAGACGGACATAGAAAAGAACAAACAATAGAGGATTACAAGCCATACTTTTTTGTATCAGCCTCATCTAATTGGAACAGTAATAAAGTTATTATTCGCAAATACAGTAAGAAGTATTCAATACCTGTTGAGATTGAATTGGGCAATTGGACAAGTCTTCACGGTAAAAGGTTAAAGAAAGTAATTTACCATAATCCTAAAGACCGCTGGGCAATTATGAGCCAACTTCATAAAGACGGTATCGAAACCTTTCAAGCCGATGTAGATATTAAACGCCTTTATGCTGTTGATTGTATGACTGAGATTAAAGAATACGAACACCGTAAGTGGTATTTTGATATTGAATCTCAAGTTGGAGGAATACATGATGGTAAAACAACTGTGCTTAGTATCTATGATTCGTTTACCAAAAAGAATACGGTGATGACATGGTTTCCTAAAGAGGCCCATGTAGAAACTGAACTCGATTATGTAGAAGTATATGAAAACGAGACTCAAATGTTCTACGCTTTTATTCGTATGATGCAGGAACAAGACCCTGATATGATTATCGGTTGGTATGTTCTTGGTTACGATATTCCTCAGATTATCAAGCGTATGTGTAAATTAGGTATTAACCCTAATCTCATGTCACCTTGTAACGAGGTTAAAGATGTTCGTAGAAAGTTTGCTAATAGTGAACCTGTTGGTTGGCAATTAGGAAAAGGAACGGGTGAAGAAAACTATTTTAATAGCGCACAACCTATTCGAGGTAGATTAACATTCTGCCTAATGGATAGATTTGAACGACTTTGGACTGATTCTCAAAATGGCACACTACCTTCTCTAAAGTTGGATGATTGTGCAAACCTTGTTCTCGGTGAACGAAAGGTTTCAAGTTCAAAGTTTGAGGACTTGGAGTTCTATGAAAGAGCGTGGTTGGAAGACACACATACTTATCTCGAATATGCTAAAGTAGATGTAGACCTGTGCGTAAATATAGACAATAAATTAAATGTAAGTGAAAACAGTCTTGCTCTACAACGACTTATTGTATGTCCTTTTGAGAATACATATCATAATTCTCAAATGGGTGGAGTATATTTTATGCGTAAGTCTGGATGGATTCCCCCAACAGGGGTTAAAACTGAGAAGGAAAGATATGATGGTGCTTTCGTTATGAATCCTGATATTGAGGGAACTTATGGCTTACATGAAAATGTTGCTGTATTTGATTTTAAATCTCTATACCCCTCAATGATGGCCGCTGTAAATATCTCTTGGGAAACTAAGCGTGATGAGGGCTACCCTGTATGGATTAACACACCTAAACATTTAGGTGATTTTGAAGAAAAGCCAACTTATTACTACGAAAAAGATACACTTGGACTTTTACCTCAAGCAGTTATTGACATGATGGCTTTGCGTGATAAATACAAAACTTTGCGTAAAGAGGCTAAAACAGACGAAGAGTATATTAAGTGGGATTCGGCACAGATGGCTACAAAGAGGGCGGTAAATGCTTTCTACGGTATTCTCGCAAAAGAAGGTTTTGGTTGGGCTGATATGGAAATGGTTCAATCAATTACTGCTTCTGCTCGTCATGCTATGCGTGAAACTGCCTTCAAAGCGCAAGAATTAGGCTATGAAGTTATTTATGGACATACTGATTCTGTTTTTGTAAAGGTTCGTGATGTAGAAGACGCAAAACAACTTAGAGTGTTATTAAATGATTATATTTCACAAGAAATCTTCAGAGAACCTGTAGAATTAGAGTTTGAAAAGTTTGCCAGTAAGTTTTTCCTTTCTAAGAAGAAAAATCGCTACTGCGGTTATCTTTCTTGGAAGGATGGGGAGTATTTAGACGAAGATAAGTTCTTCGTAATGGGTTTTGAAATGAAGAAGTCAAACGAAACTAAAATAGCAAAGAAATTTCAAGAAAAATTATTGAAAATGGTTGCATCCTTTGAAGATAAAAAAACTATTATTGATTATTGTAATAGTCAATATGCAAAGGTCATAAAAGGTGAACCAAACTTGAAAGAAATTAGTAAAAGAAGTAGACTTCGTAGAAATATTGAGGACTACGAAATGATTGCTGGCGGTTCTGCTGGTATTATTTACCATAATCAACAAGGATTGGGTAAAATTAAGAAAGGCGATGCGTATTATTACTTTAAGATAAATAATACAGACTTGGATGAAAAATGTTATATCGTAAAAGGTGTATCTAAACCGTGTGAATATATTTCGTTCTTGAAGTTCAAGGACATAGAAGGTAAGTTCACACCTGATTGGGAGTTCATCGCCAATGGAGAAATAATTAAGAAGGCTATGCTTATATTTGATAGCATGGAGTGGCCTATAAAACTCATTAAGAAAGACATTAACCAAACAACATTAGAGGAATGGTGGTAACATGGGAAAAAAAGAAGGAACATATTATAAAACAATGAAAGCGTTACAACAGCGTAAGAAAAAGAAGCAAGAAGAAATAAATGCAATTGAACAGGAGTTCCTAAAAGTCGTTAAAGACGAAAGGCAGTTCTGGTCTAAAAAGGGGTATTGTAGTATCTGTTTTGAAGAAGGTAAGACCGAGTGGCATCACATTATTTCACAGCATAGATGTAGAGAAATAGGTAAGGAATATCTAATCCATTCTCGAAGTAATGTAGTTGAAGTGTGTAAAGAATGCCACGATAATACAACAGCAAGTTTGCGTAGAGCCGCATTTGAAGAAAAAGGGATTAGCACTACAAAAACTGTAAGAAATCCCGATGGTGCTGTTACGGATGCACAGCGTAATTATATTATTAAATTAGGTGGAGAAGCATCTATTACAGAAGAAATGACAAGAGGTGAAGCATCAGCCCTAATTGATGCACTAAAGGAAGCGGAAAGAAATGGATGAATATGCAACAGAATGGACACAAAAAGATTTAGATAACGGATTTACATATCAGTGGAATCCCGATGATATTGATGGCCCGACATTGAAGATTACAAAGTCTTCTTTGGGAACATTTAACTTTTGTAATGGGTCATACAAATATAGTTACGACCCATTCGCTCAAGGTAAAAAACCTCAGAAAACTTCAGAGGCCATGTTTAGAGGAACGATTGTTCACAATGCACAAGAAGAGTTTTGGAAGATGGTGAAACCAGAAAAGGCTATGCCTTTCATTGATGATTCTAATAAACTCGTAAAGCATTTTAGAGAGTATTACCCTGAAGGAAAGGATGAAGACACTAATGATTTATACAGGGCTTTATCGGCATGGCAAGCAGAAAGATTTATTGAATGTGTTCACGAAGGAACTGTAGAAAACTTTATTCCCGTAGGTAATGAAATAATGCTTAATGCTCGTTATAGAATTAACGGCATCAATATTCATTTACAGGGAATTATTGATAGGTTATTTTTTGATGACAATGGATATATACCTTTTGAATTAAAGACGGGCTTATGGAAGGATAGTAAGAAAACTAATATGAGAAAAGAAATGGCTTTCTATCAACTACTATACGACCATGCAGATGAAGAAGAACTTATTTCATTCGGATTAAACCCAAATATAGGTATCACACACTGGGGTTGGATATTCCCTAAGAGTAATTACATATATGTTGAAGAGGTCAAGAAGCGTTCTACTACTTCTGTGATAAACTCTATACAAAAACTGATAGATGCTTACATGAATAAGCAGTTTGATTTTTCTTACTTCCATAAGAAGTGTGTTCACTGTGGACATTTTGAACACTGTGAAGCAACAGGCGGGGGAACAAATTATGATTGGTTCTAAAATTGTCAAAGAGATTACAGAATACAACTGGACATTCAAGGAGTTGATGAAAATGGATGATGTTATTTTTAACATTATAAACAACATGGAAGAACCTTCTTGGGAAGAGATGCTCGATTTCTTAGGTGAAGAATGTAGGGAAATGATAAGGGGTAAGTGGATGGATAAAGCCACCTTTTATGCTAAGGAACAGATGCTTGAACTTATTGATGAAGCACCAGTAATGCTTTCTCAAGTTTCTCAAGCCCCCCCTACAATAGAAGAACAGAAAAATAAGATAACTCTAACAAAGGAAGAGTTGAAGAAACAGATTAAAAAAGATACAAAGGTGTTGTAAATGAAAAAGAAATGCAAATACTGTAAGGCAGAACTTACAGACAAAGATAAAGAACTTTGCTCGCTATGCGAATCAAAGGACTTTTTAGATTTAATGGATTAGGTGATGAGATGAATTATCCGAGAGAAATGTGGGCAGGTAGCCCATTAGAAAACGCAATACAACCAAGAAGAGTTGTAGTGCAAACCAAAGAAAAATATAAACAATTCGTTAAAGCGCATAATGGTCGCATGAATGTTTATACTTCTGTTTATGATTATGAAGAGTTTTCAAAAGACAGAGGACTTGAACATACTGTAATTATTGATAGACTGTTTTTAGATATAGATGCACACGGAGATGAATCTTTAGAAGAAGCGTGGGGAGACATGAAGATACTACATAAATGGCTTACAGAAAACAACTACAAACACAACATGGCTTTCAGTGGCAGAGGTTTCTACATATTCGTTTATGGTAAAAGGACTTTTGACTTGATAAGAGTAAAGGCTTTCTTTAACATATGTCACGATGTATGCGGTAAGTCACCTCGATTAGATAACCGAGTAATAAATACTGCTCGATTGAGAAGAACTCAAAACACCTTTCATTTAGGTGCTAAGTTATTTTCTATAAATCTAATTCGTAGTGATTTGAAAAAGCCGTTGTCGGCTATTACCAACTTAGCAAAGAAACCTCGTAGGCAACATCCTATTTGGTATGGTGAAAGTTTAGTGGAATGGCCTCAAGTTAAGGAAATGGAAGCGGCAGAAATTGAAATTGATTATGTTGAAAGTCCGGGAGATTTACCTATTCTTCCGTGTCTTAATGCGGCAGTAATGACTCATAACCCATTACATGAATCTCGACATTACTTAGTTCAATGGTACAATGAGTTCTTATCTGACTTAGCAGTTGTTGAAAAAGGTTTAGACTGTTCACCAAGAGAAGTAGGTGGAGATGCACTTGTAGATATTATTGGTATTATCTCAGGTGAGATTAAAAAGATTGCATCCAATGAAGATGTATGGATTGACTATGATGAAAGGAAGACTTTAAGTGGTGTTTCGTATGTTGTTAAAAAGCGGTATATGGCCCCCTCCTGTCAAACTTTAATTAGTAAGGGGTATTGTATAGGTAAGTGTTGGAGATACCCACAGGGGGCTTTAGAATGATGATAGATAGTAGAGAAGATTCAGTGTTAAGTGAGTTGGTTATACAATACTCTTTAATATCAAATGTTACAACTGAAAAGGTATTCTTAGAAGTAGGAGATTATATTACAGGAGATGTGTGTATTGAGGCTAAAAGTGTAGAAGACTTTTTACAGTCAGTGCGTAACAAAAGAATGTTTAACCAGATTAGTAACATGGAAGATTCTTATGTGAGAAACTACATAGTTATCTATGGTAATTTATCCGATGCAGGTTCTTATCTAAACCATGTCAGGTCTAACTTTAATGATAGGTCATGGAGGCATAGGTTACAGAAAATGTTTATAGGTGCATTATCCAGCATAGCATTGAATACAAAAACAACTCCAGTTTGGGTTGCAGATGTAGAATCGGCGGCACACTTTATTGTCGCTTGTGAGCATCACTGTGATAAAGAAATAGATTTGCAGAAGATGTTACCAAAGAAAACAAGAACTGATGATGTAAGGTTGGATATACTTTGCACTATACAAGGAGTTACAATAGAAAAGGCTCGTACTCTTTTAGCGGAGTTTGGGTCATTATTAGAAATCGCTACATGTGAGGTTAAGGAAATTATGAAATTAAAAGGTATTGGTAAAGTGACGGCCACCAATATAACAAATGCGTTAAACAAAGAAGAAGAGGTGAAATACTAATGGTAGAAGATTTAGAAGTAGATGAATGGGAATTATATGAAGCATTGGAAAAAATGCAGAATGTAGATATAGAAATAGAAAGGCGTGGTTCTGTAACTATGCCTGAAGTTGTAGTGAGGTGGACAGAAGTTGTAACGCAGTTTTCATTGTATAATGATTACCCCGCACAAATGGCTTTCTTTACAACTCTCGGTCAGGTCTTGAAAGATAAGTTACGAGTTCCCGTAGGCCGTCTTTCTCTTGACCCAAGAATACATTACTGTTGGATTCAAACTGCTCGTAGTGGAAAGACTACAATGTTTGATTTTCTTTCACCTGTTTGGAAAAGAACATTTAAATTAATTAATGAACACCCGATGAAAGGAGAAAATCCGAGAGGGCCACTTTCGGGAGTAAATGAATTTAACCTACAAAACCCCGATGCCTTTACAGACCAAGCATTATTAGGAACTAAAAAGTTTGGTGTTAATAACCCTCAATGGGTTAGAGGTGAAGACAATGAAGATATTAATGGAGACCCAATACCTGAGTTTATTGATTTAGATATTGAAGGTGCTCTATTTGGTTCTGGTATTATTGCCTTTGATGAGTTTGAACATTCGGGTATCTTTAAGGAAACACAACACAAGCAAGACACTGTAATGATGTTTCAAAAGTTTATGAATCGTTTAGATTCCGATACCCACTTAATCAAAAAGCGG